TTTCATCTGTCAAAGCCGGAAATTGTTAAGATGCAGACAAGCGTGAAGGGCGGTTATGATGTACAGCTTAAAAGTATTGGTGCCGGTGCTGATGGCGGTCAGATTATGGAATTCTTCGAGGATCTTATTAAGAAGGCTTACGGTGTCAAGAGCGAGGATGGTCGTCGCTTTATGAAGTCTGAGGAGATTTCCAGATCCTTTATGGAATCACCTGCTTATGAGATCTTGTTTGAAGAGTTAGTTACAAACGATAAGGCAGCAGCGGATTTTGTGAACGCAGTAATGAACGTTGGCAATTCTGCTGCAACTCCGATGATTTCCACAAATACTCAGAACTAAAGGGAGGTAAGAGATGCTCCGAATCACAATACCATCCACGGAATTTTGGGATGAAGCGAAGCAAGAGTTTGTTTACACAAAGGCTCAGACCTTGCAATTGGAGCATTCTCTTGTTTCTCTTTCAAAATGGGAATCGAGATGGAATAAACCATTCCTGACAAAGCAGAAAAAAACATTAGAAGAAACCATTGACTATGTAAAATGCATGACTCTTACACAGAACGTGAAACCGGAAGTTTACAACTATCTGACAAACAGTAATATCAATGAAGTTAATCGTTATATTGCTCTTCCAATGACGGCTACTCAGTTTTTTGAGGAGAAGAAAAGCCCTGGAAGCAAAGAGCAAATTACGGCTGAACTTGTTTACTATTGGATGATCGTCTTAAACATTCCGTTTGAGTGTCAGAAATGGCATCTCAATAAACTTTTTACGCTGATAAGAGTCTGTGATATAAAGAGCAGACCGCCGAAGAAACATAGCCGCAGAGAAATTATGAAACGAAATGCGGCATTAAATGCGGCTCGAAAGAAAAAATGGAACACGAAAGGGTGAGAAGATGAAGAAAGGAATTGATATTTCTTACTGGCAGGGAAAAGTAGATTTTTCTAAAGTTTCCAAAAGTGTAGAATTCGTAATTCTCAGGGAAGGATACCGGAGGACAATTGACAAACGATTTTTGGAATATGTGCAAGGTTGTAAAGGAAATAGCATTCCGATTCATGGAGTTTATCATTTCTGTTACGCAACTTCCACAGTTGGAGCGGAAGAAGAAGCGGCTTCTTGTATTGCAAACATGCGGAAAGCTGGGTTGGGAAAAGATGTGATCGTATTCTTTGATTTTGAATATGACACTGTTAAGAAAGCGGCTGAGCAGGGAATTACATTAGGAAAATCAGAATGTATTGCTTTCACAAAAGCGTTCTGTTCCTATGTGGAGAGTCGGGGTTATAAAGCTGGAGTATATACAAATCTGGATTATTACCAGAATATGTATGACAAAGAAACATTGGACAAGTATATATTATGGCTTGCTGATTATACCGGTAATCCAGATGTGAAATGCACATATCAGCAATATACAAGCAGTGGTAAGGTTCCTGGTATTAACGGAAATGTAGATATGAATTACTTTTTTGGAGAAAAACAGGAGGAAGAGCAGATGGGAAAAACAGCACAAGATGTGTTGAATGTGATGCGAAGCTGGCTGGGTTATAACGAAGTAAACGGAAAATTCAGACAGATTATCGATTTATACAATTCTGTAAAACCTCTTCCGAGAGGTTATGCAGTACAGTATCATGACGAATGGTGTGATACTACAGTATCAGCAGCCGGAATCAAAGCCGGATGTTCAGATTTGATTGGACGAGAATGTGGATGCGAACAACACGTTAAGATTTTTCAGAGTATGGGAATCTGGATTGAAAACGGAACAATTGTACCGAAACCTGGCGATATTATCCTCTATAACTGGGATCAGTCATATCAACCGAACAACGGATATTCGGATCATATCGGCTTTGTAGAAAGCGTTTCCAATGGACAGATTACTTGTATTGAAGGAAATAAAGGGGAAGCGGTTGCGAGACGTGTTCTTTCGGTAGGGAATGGAAACATCAGAGGATATGCAAGACCGAAATACAGCGGTGCGGGAACGGCTCCGAGTAATCCGGTAACACCACCAGTATCTGGAGGGGATACCCCGAACAAAAATGTGGCATGGTATGGCGTAGTAAATACTGGCACACTGAATGTGAGAACATGGGCGGGTACAGAAAATCCGCAGTTGAAATCATACCCAACAATTTCTCAGGGGACAAAAGTTGGTGTATGCGACACCATTCGTGATAAAGATGGTGATGCTTGGTATTATATCCAGATCAAAGGAGACAAGGGGGAAAAGTACGGCTTTGTTGCGGCAGCATATATTACAAAGCAGTCTTCCAGCAAGCCGAATGCAGATACAACCGTTTCAGATGATGGCGTAATTACCAAAACACCTCAGTGGGTTGGAAAAGTAGTTGCTGATGTTCTTAATGTCCGTACATGGGCGGGAACGAATAATCCACTGATTAAATCATGGCCTCGACTGGGCTATGGAAATTTAGTGGATGTTTGTGATGTTGTGAATGCTGCGGATGGTTCCAGATGGTATTACATCAGAATTGATGGAAGAATCTATGGCTTCGTTCATTCGGCATATATCGAAAAGGTATAAGCAGATAGGTAGGCATTGTATGATTAAATTCAGACAAAAGGGCGACTTTTCCAAGCTGACTCGATTTCTGGAGAGAGCAAAAGAGACAGTTCGTATTGGAGACCTAGATAAGTTTGGTAAAGAGGGAGTAGCCGCCCTTGCGTCTGCAACACCAGTGGATTCTGGGGAAACGGCGAGTTCCTGGTATTACGAGATTGAGAATCGAAAAGGTTCTGTAACGATTTCGTTTCATAATTCAAATATTCAAAATGGAGTTCCAATCGCTATTATTTTGCAATACGGGCATGGAACTCGAAACGGCGGCTGGGTACAGGGGCGAGATTACATCAATCCTGCTATCCAGCCTATTTTTGACAAAATTGCAAATAACGCATGGGAGGAGGTTATTAAGCTATGAGCAGGACAATTGATGAAAGAGTTGTCGAAATGCGATTTGATAATAAACAATTTGAGCAGAATGTTCAAACCAGCATATCGTCAATCGAAAAGCTCGAAAAAAGCTTAAATCTCAAAGGTGCCTCCAAGGGATTAGAGGATGTCAATGTTGCAGCCAAAAACTGTAATATGACTCCGCTTTCCAATGCGGTTGAAACAGTAAAAATGCGTTTCTCTGCACTCGAAGTCATGGCGATGACGGCTTTGTCGAACATTACAAATTCTGCATTAAATGCCGGTAAAAATATTGTTTCAGCATTAACGATTGATCCGATTAAAACCGGTTTCCAAGAATACGAGACGCAGATTAACGCAGTTCAGACAATTCTTGCAAATACGCAGAGCAAAGGAACTACGATTGATCAGGTAAATGCTGCTCTTGATGAGTTGAACAAATACGCTGATCAGACGATTTACAATTTTACGGAAATGACCCGTAACATTGGTACTTTTACGGCTGCGGGCGTAGATTTGGATAAATCAGTAACCTCCATCAAAGGTATTGCAAACTTGGCAGCAGCTTCTGGATCTAATGCTCAGCAGGCAAGCACTGCTATGTATCAGCTTTCACAGGCGATTGCAGCGGGAAAAGTTAGCTTGCAAGACTGGAACTCCGTTGTAAATGCGGGAATGGGCGGTCAGTTATTTCAAGACGCGTTGAAACGAACTGCTGAACATTTTGGCGTCAACATGGATGCAATGATTGAAAAGTATGGCTCATTCCGAGCATCTTTGACTGAAGGCGGATGGCTGACAACAGAAGTTCTGACTGAAACATTGACTCAGTTATCGGGAGCCTATTCCGAAGCAGATCTTATTGCACAGGGTTATACAGAAGAACAGGCTAGAGAAATTACAAAACTTGCCAAAACAGCACTGGATGCGGCTACGAAAGTAAAAACATTTACACAGTTGTGGGATACACTGAAAGAGTCGGTTCAGTCTGGATGGACGCAAAGCTGGGAAATCATCATTGGTGATTTCGAAGAGGCAAAAGAGCTTCTAACCGAAGTAAGTAATTCCTTGGGTAACATGGTAAATGCTTCCGCTGAAGCACGAAATAAAATGTTACAGGATTGGAAAGAGCTTGGAGGTAGAACTGCACTGATTGAAGCTGTACGAAACGCCTTCGAAGGTGTTCTGAATATTGTAAAGCCGGTTAAAGAGGCATTTAGAGACGTATTCCCTCCAATAACTGGAGAACAGCTTTACAATCTTACAGTCGGACTACAAGAACTTACAGAAAAATTCAAAATAGGTGAAGAAACGGCGAATAACCTGAAGAGAACATTCAAAGGGGTATTCGCTTTATTTGATATCGGACTTCAAGGAATTAAAGCGCTAGTTGGCGGATTTGCCGATTTGATTGGTTATGTGGCTCCGGCAGGGGATGGTATTCTTGGCTTTACAGCGGGAATCGGAGATTTCATTGTCGGCATTGATGAAGCTATTAAATCATCCGATGCGTTCAATAAAGCCATAGAAGGAATTGGAAATTTTTTGAAACCGATTGCTGATGGCGTAAAGACCTTTGTAAAAACAATTGCAGATGCTTTCAGCGAATTTGCGAATGTTGATACCAGTGGACTCAATAATTTTGCGGACAAGGTACAGACTCGATTTGAACCGTTTGTAAAATTAGGCGAATTGGTAAAGAAGGCATTTGAAGGGATTATCGGGATTGTCGAGAAGGCATCTCCTGTTTTATCGAAGCTGGGTTCTATTGTTGCGAACGCATTTGGAAACCTCGGAGAAGCGATTCTCACAGCGTTTGATACTGCGAGCTTTGATCCGATTTTGGACTTGATCAATACTGGATTGTTTTCTGCAATTCTGATTGGAGTGAAGAAGTTTATCAACTCTTTATCGGAAATCACAGAAAATGGCGGAGGAATACTTGGTTCGTTCAAAGATATTTTGGATGGAGTCAAGGGAAGTTTAGAAGCATGGCAATCAAGTCTGAAAGCTGGAACTCTTCTTAAAATTGCTGGTGCGATGGCGATTTTGACAGCGGCAATAGTTGCATTATCGCTTGTCGATTCGGGGAAACTGAACGCCTCCTTAGGTGCTTTGAGTGTTCTATTTGTTGAGTTGCTTGGCTCTATGGCTATTTTTGAAAAGATAATGAATGGCGTAGCAATCAAAGGAATGGGGCAGTTGACTATTGCGATGATTGGACTGTCTACTGCTGTTCTTATTCTTGCCGGAGCAGTGCAGAAATTATCCGGTTTGGATTGGGATGGACTTCTGAAAGGATTGGTCGGGGTTATCTGCTATTCTGGTGACGTCTGCAACAGCACTTTCCAAAACATCGAAAGGGCTAATAAAAGGTTCTGCTGGTTTGGTAGTATTTGCAGCAGCGATTCGAGTGCTTGTGGGAGCAGTTGAAGATTTGGGAGCGTTAGATGCAGGATCTTTGGCGAAAGGTCTGATTGGAGTTGGCGTTCTTTGCACTGAACTGGCGTTATTCCTGAAAACTACGGATTTGGATGGGATGGGTGTTCTGAAAGGAACTGGTTTAGTTCTTCTTGCGGCATCCATCAATATTCTGGCGAATGCAGTTGGAGCATTTGGCACTTTGGATATTTCCAGTCTTTTGAAGGGATTATCTGCGGTTGCAGTGGTTCTTACAGAACTGGCAGTATTCACTAAAGTGACAGCTAACGCGAAGCATGTGATTTCAACAGCTACAGCAATGACTATTCTTGGAGCAGCCATGCTTGTGTTTGGAGAAGCAGTAGAAAAGATGGGGAACTTGTCCTGGGGAGAGATTGGACGAGGTCTTACAACAATGGCTGGTTCTTTGGCGGCTGTAACAGTTGCGATGAATCTTCTTCCGAAGGGAATGATGTCGAAAGCGACTGGAATGGTGGAAGTTGGTGCGGCATTACTCATCATCGGTGAAGCGGTCCGAAATATGGGTGAAATGTCTTGGGAAGAAATCGCAAGAGGTTTAGTGACCCTTGCCGGTTCCATGACCATTCTTGTTGTGGCACTCAATGCGATGAGAGGAGCACTTCCGGGTGCGGCGGCTGTTCTCACAGTATCCGCAGCACTGGCTGTATTTACTCCAGTTATCAAGACATTGGGAAATATGTCTTGGGAGAGCATTGCCAAAGGATTGGTAGCACTAGCTGGCTCTTTCACTGTACTTGGTGTTGCTGGAGTTGCGTTAGGACCACTGACTCCAGCTATTCTCGGACTTTCAGCCGCTATTGCTGTATTAGGGGTAGGGTGTCTGGCCGCAGGTGCAGGTATTCTTGCATTTTCTACTGGACTTTCTGCTTTGGCGGTATCCGGGGCAGCGGGGGCGGCATCCCTTGTGGTGGCAGTATCCAGTATTCTTAGTTTGATTCCATTACTGTTTGAAGCAATTGGAGAAGGAATTCTTTCTCTTGCTGGCGTAATCGCGAATGGAGGACCGGCTATTGCCGAGGCATTTACCGTATTGGTTCTTGCTGCTGTCGAGGCGTTGGTTACGGCTGCTCCGGCAGTTGTGGATGGATTGTTTGTCTTGATTGACAGCGTACTTTCGGCTCTGGTTGAGCATACGCCGACCATCGTGGAACAGTTATTTGATATTCTAATCGGAATTATTCAAGCTATCACAACGAAGCTTCCGGAATTGATTAAAGCCGGTGTTGAATTATTGATGGCTTTCTTTGACGGGGTAATCGATGCTTTGAGTGGTATTGATGTGAATGTACTCGTTAAAGGAATCGCCGGAATTGGCTTACTATCAGCAATTATGCTCGCTCTCAGCGCTGTTGCATCTTTGGTACCGGGTGCTATGATTGGCGTTCTCGGAATGGGTGCAGTCATTGCAGAGTTGGCGTTGGTTCTGGCGGCGGTCGGGGCTTTGGCTCAAATACCTGGATTGGAATGGCTCATTGGAGAAGGCGGAAAGTTGTTACAGGGAATTGGTACCGCTATCGGTCAATTTGTAGGTGGTATTGTCGGAGGATTTATGTCTGGAGTTTCCAGTCAATTTCCGCAAATCGGAGCAGACCTTTCTGCATTTATGACAAATGTGCAGCCTTTCATTGAAGGTGCTACACAGCTTAATCCTTCTATGTTAGACGGTGTAAAAGCATTGGCAGAAACCATTCTTATTCTGACTGCGGCTGATATTCTGAACGGATTGACTTCTTGGCTTACGGGAGGATCTTCCCTGAGCGATTTCGCTACTCAACTCGTTCCATTTGGCGAAGCAATGCGGGATTTTTCTATTGCTATTGCTGGTATGGATGGGGAATTAGTGGCGAATGCGGCTACAGCCGGAAGAACACTTGCTGAGATGGCATCAACTCTTCCGAATTCTGGAGGAGTAATCGGGTTCTTTACGGGTGAGAATGATATGAACGCTTTCGGTGCACAGCTTATTCCATTTGGTGAGGCGATGATGGGATTTGCATCCGCAGTACAGGGATTGGATGCCGATGCTGTAACTAACGCTTCCATTGCCGGTAAAGCTATGGCAGAGATGGCAACTACGATTCCGAATTCTGGCGGCGTAGTAGGTTTCTTTGCCGGAGAAAATGACATGGATGCATTTGGCGAACAGCTTATTCCATTTGGCGAGGCGATGATGTTGTTCTCACAAGCAGTAAGAGGTTTGGATGCAAATGTAATTGTGGAGTCTGCTACAGCAGGAAAAGCTTTGATCGAATTGGCAAACACAGTTCCAAATAGCGGCGGTGTCGTTGGATTCTTTACTGGAGAGAATGACATGGGTGCATTTGGAGAAAATCTGGTACCGTTTGGTAAGGCGATGAAGTCCTACTCCGATGCGATTGCCGGTATCGATGTGGAAGCAGTTACGAATTCTGCAACGGCTGGAAAAGCGGTGGTTGAACTGGCAAATACTTTACCGAATACTGGTGGATTGGTGAGTTGGTTTACCGGAGACAACGATATTGCTTCTTTTGGGACAAGTCTTGTTTCCTTTGGTAAGAATTTTGCACAGTATTCCAACTATATGAAAAATGTAGACGCGAATATTGTTACTGCTACAACCAATGCTGCGACCTCTATTGTTGAACTTCAGAAAAGTCTTCCAAAAGAAGGTGGATGGTTCTCTGATGATATGACACTTTCCAGCTTCGGTAGTGACATGGCATCGTTTGGTTCCTATTTCGGCAATTATTACAACAGTATCAGCGGTATTGATACAACTCTGCTGTCTAGTGTAATTACCCAGACGAATCGCCTTGTGAGTATGGCTAATGGGATGGTTGGTCTGGACACAAGTGGTATGACTTCTTTCAGTTCCGCGTTGACAACTCTCGGGGAAAACGGTGTAACTGGATTTATCAATGCATTCAATAATGCAGAATCTCGGGTAGCAACAGCAGCATCGAGTATGTTGGCGTCATTTATCAACGGAGCAAATGCGAAGAAATCTGAACTGACAACAACATTCATAACCCTAGTTCAAGCTGTATTGACGGCAATTAACGGAAAACAGGGAGAATTTCAAACCAGTGGTTCTACACTCATGATTAAGTTTATTGCCGGTGTGAGAAGTAAGGATGGTGAACTCAGAACCGCTTTTACAACGACACTGAGTGGTGCCATAACTTCTATCAAAGATTATTATGGCGAGTTCAAATCTGCTGGCTCGTATTTGGTCGATGGCTTTTGTAATGGTATAAGCGAAAATACTTGGAAAGCAGAAGCAAAAGCAAGGGCTATGGCAGCCGCAGCAGCAGAAGCGGCGGAAGACGAATTGGATGAACATTCTCCTTCCAAACGCTTTTATGGAATCGGTAACTTTGCAGGAGTCGGCTTCATAAATGCGTTGATTGATAACGTTTCAAAGGCTGGTAAAGCCGGACGAGAAATTGCCAAATCTTCTATTGACGGATTGAATGATGTCATTTCCAGAATTGCGGATTATGTAGATGCAGATATGGACGTTCAACCTACTATTCGACCAGTGCTTAATCTATCTGCTGTTGAAGCTGGGACTGGGCGATTGAATACTTTATTCAGTCGTAATCAGGCTTTGTCTGTTAGCACTGGAATGAATGAGAGGATTTCAGAGATGGAAGTTCAAAATGGAGAAAGTTCTTCTGTGGGGAACACCTATCAATTCACACAAAATAATTATTCGCCTAAGGCTTTGTCGAGAATTGATATTTATCGACAGACAAAGAATCAATTTTCGGCGATGAAAGGGCTGGTGAGTAATACATGATTAGAGCAGTAACGGTAACGAATTATTTAGGAGAATCCAAAAGATTTGAATTAGCGTTCCCGGAAAAATCCGGGTTCGCTGTTCAATCAATAAGCGGATTAGGACCGAGCAAAGCTGATATTAACACGACTGAAATTTCTACGAATGATGGATCGCTGTATAACTCAGCAAGAGTGAATTCCAGAAATATTGTTATGTCTTTGAAACTGATGTTTAACCCTCAGATCGAAGACACAAGACAAGACTCCTACAAATACTTTCCAATAAAGAAGAAAGTGACGCTTCTCATCGAGACAGATAACCGTATTTGTGAGACTTACGGCTATGTGGAATCGAATGAGCCGGATATTTTCAGCAGCGATGAAATGACACAAATTTCCATCGTGTGCCCCGATCCTTATTTTTATTCTGCTGGTCCGGATGGAACCAACACAACTATCTTTTACGGTGTGGAACCTTTGTTTGAGTTTGCTTTTTCGAATGAATCTTTGACTGAATCTCTAATCGAATTTGGCGAGATTAAAAACGAAACTGAGCAGACAGTATATTACTCCGGTGATGCTGAAATCGGGGTTGTGATTACCATCCATGCCATCGGAAATGTGAGAAACATTACGATTTATAATACCGGGACGAGAGAAGTAATGCGCATTGACACTGATAAGTTAGAGAAACTAACTGGTTCTGGAATGGTTGCAGGTGATGAAATCATCATTTCAACGATTAAAGGTGATAAATCAATTACACTTCTTCGAAATGGTATTTATACCAATATTTTAAACTGTCTTGACAAAGACTCAGATTGGTTTCAGTTATCCAAAGGCGATAACATTTTTGCTTATGTGGTTGAAGAAGGAACGACCAATGTACAGTTTAAGATTGAAAACCGGACAGCATTTGAGGGGGTATAGTTATGGAATTGATTGTTCTGGATACTTCTTTGAAAATGCTTTCAGTGCTTGATACCTTCGAGTCGCTTATATGGACGGAGAGGTATTCCGCCTATGGTGATTTTGAGGTATATACAAGCATCAACGATTCTATTCTTGAAATCCTGAAAGACGACTACTATCTCTGGCTGAAAGAATCCGACCAGACTATGATTGTCGAGGATAGAAAGATTGAATCAGATGCCGAAAACGGAAACCATTTCACAGTCACCGGAAGGTCATTGGAATCCATTTTGGAACGCCGCATTATTTGGAAACAAACGATTCTAAGCGGAAACTTTCAAAATGGAATTAAAAAGCTGTTGGATGAGAATATCATCAATCCTTCTGATGCTTCTCGAAAGGTGGAAAGACTGATATTCGAAGCATCAACAGATCCGGCGATTACTGGGTTGACGGTAGATGCACAGTTTACCGGAGACAATCTGTATGATGCCATAAAAAAGCTGTGCGATTCCAAGAATATCGGTTTCCGAATCAAGCTGTCCGACGATAACAAATTCGTTTTTAAACTCTATGCCGGCGAAGACCATTCTTACGATCAGTTCACGAATCCATATGTCATCTTTTCTCCCAAGTTTGAGAATGTAATCAATACTAATTATCTGGAATCAAAGAAGACTCTAAAAACGGTTACTTTGGTTGCTGGGGAGGGAGAAGGAGCTGATCGGAAAACTACAACAGTAGCTTGTTCATCTGGAGCAGGAACAGGTTTGAATCGAAGGGAACTTTACACGGATGCCAGAGATGTTTCTTCAACCGTGGATAATGAAACATTAACGGATTCTGAGTATAAAGCACAGCTTTCTCAAAGAGGTTTGGAAAATTTGTCTGAGAACATCGCAACTAAATCGTTTGAAGGAAAAGTTGAAACAACAAGAATGTACCGATATGGAGAGGATTTCTTCCTGGGAGACATGGTTCAGATTGTAAACGAATACGGCATTGAGGGAAAAGCCCGTGTCACAGAATTTATTCGTTCTCAGAGTAAAGAAGGACTTGATTCATATCCGACATTCGTTACCGTAGAATAGCAGGAAAGGGGTGAAGAAAAATGAGTGTCACTTATGGGTTCTATAACTCAAAGAACAAAGACCGGCGATATGACGCCATTCAAATGTCCAGCATTTTTGACGGAATCATTCGTGACGGCATTTTGCAGCATGTCGGGACTGCTATGATGGTAAAAGAGTCTACTGGCATGATGGTGAATGTCGGAATCGGACGAGCATGGTTTAATCATACCTGGACATTGAATGATGCCTTGCTTCCATTAACTGTGCCACAGTCAGAGGTAATTCTGAATCGAATTGATGCTGTGATTTTGGAAGTAGATTCTCGAGAATCTGTTCGAGCAAATACCATCAAAATCGTTAAGGGTACACCGGCTACAAATCCGGTAAAACCATCGATGATAAAAACAAATGATCGTTGGCAATATCCATTGGCATATATTCGAGTAAATTCTGGGGTTACATCCATACGACAGGAAAACATTACTAATGCGGTTGGAACATCGGAGTGTCCATTTGTAACGGCTCCGTTGGAGAAGATGTCTATTGATGCGTTGGTTGCTCAGTGGAAAGACCAATGGGATGCCTTTTATGAAAAAGAAACCTCGGACATGGAGGCAACAAATTCTTTCTGGAAAGACCAATGGTCAAAATGGTTTAATGCACAGACAGAAGAAATTCAACAATCCTATCTGGACTGGGAAAAACAGTGGAATGATTGGTATGCGACGCAAACGGCGGATATGCAGGAAACAAATTCCTATTGGAAACAGTTATGGGCGACCTGGTTCAACGAGTA